ACCTGCAATGTCCTCCGGTCAGATGACTACTGGTATGTTTATAGCAGCAGGATCTGTTGGTGACTTGGATCAGTGTGAGCCTTTAAAGCAGATGATCCTTAAACCTGAGATAAATGATATCTACGCGGTAGAAACAGATCTTATTGATGATAAGGGTACAATCGGTGTAGCAGGTTTATTTATTCCTGAGCAGTGGTCTATGCCTCCGTTTATTGATGACTATGGTAATTCTAAAGTCAAGGAAGCATATGATGCTATTATTGAAGAAAGACTTAAGTGGAAAGAGGAGCTTCCTCCTGAGCAATATCAGCTTCGCATATCTCAGAAACCAACAAACATTTCCGAAGCTTTTGCTTATAGAAAAGAATCTATCTTTCCACAAAATCTTGTAAGCAGACAGATTCAACGTATTGAGGATAAGGAATATCCTGTAGAGTACATTGAGTTGGACTACTCAGAAACCGGACTCGTTCCCAAAAGAAGTAATCGTCTGCCGTTATTACAGTTTCCCGTAGACAAAAGGTTGGAGGATAAGGGAAGTGTTATTTGCGTTTACGAAAGACCTGTAGAAAATCCAGACTTTGGTTTGTACTATGCTTCTGTTGACCCTGTAGGAGAAGGTAAGACTACAACGTCTGAGTCCTTGTGTAGTATCTATGTCTATAAAAATCCTGTGGAGGTAACTCGGATTAGAGAAACTGGGCCCGAGTCTTACATAGAGGGGGATAAAATTGTAGCATCTTGGTGTGGTAGATACGATGATATCAATAAAACCCACGAGCAGCTAGAAAAGATTATTGAGTGGTATAATGCTTGGACTGTTGTGGAAAACAACGTATCTCTTTTTATTCAGCACATGATTGCTAAAAGAAAGCAGAGGTATCTTGTACCAAAAGAGCAGATCCTTTTCCTTAAAGATCTTGGTAGTAACAGATCTGTATACCAAGAATACGGATGGAAGAACACGGGCACCTTGTTTAAGGGACACCTAATTAACTACGCAATCGAGTTCCTAAAGGAGGAGATTGATGTGGCTACTAAAGAAGACGGTACCGTAGTAAAGAAAACATACGGTATAGAAAGAATTCCGGATATTATGCTTATGCGTGAGATGCAAGCATACCAGCCTGGAGTAAACGTTGACCGATTGGTTTCTTTTGCGGCACTGATATCTTTTGCTAAAGTGCAGCAATCCAATAGGGGATATGCAAAAAGAATGGACAAAGACAGTGGGGTGGAGTTGGATAATAGCCAGAAATTGTATAAATTAAATATGAGCCCCTTTAGACATATTGGTGGCTCTAATGGTAATTTCTCTAAAGTTCGTAAGTCTGCCTTTAAAAATTTTAGATGATAAATAGAATACAATGCAAGTATTAAACGCATTACAACTAAAAAAAGGAGCTAAAGCTGAGTACAATAAGATGGGCAGCTTGATGCAACCTGTTCAGTTCCTTCCTGAAAAGGAGAAGAACGAAGAGTGGGCAGCTTGGAACATTGACTGGATTGAAAACCAGGGTGTCAAACAACTTAGAAGAAATTCCAGAAGACTGCTTAAAAACTATAAGCTAGCTAAAGGTATCATTGATAAGACTGACTACATTATTGAAGATGATAATGATTATGCAGATCTTGTAGACCTTCTAACAAAAGAGGATGCTAGCGCACTAGAGATTAAATTCTATCCAATCATTCCTAATATCATCAACGTTCTTGTTGGTGAGTTTGCAAAGAAGTACGCTCGTGTAACATTTCGTGCTGTAGACGATACGTCTTACAATGAGATGTTAGAACAAAAGAGAGCTATGATTGAAGAGACTCTTTTGGCTGAGGCTACTAGAGATATTATTCTTAAGATTCAAGCCTCTGGTGCACAACTAGAGGAAGAACAATTCCAAGAAGCAATCAATCCTGAAAGATTAAAGACTCTTCCCGAGATTGAGCAGTTCTTTAAAAAAGACTATAGATCTCTTGTAGAGGAGTGGGCATCTCATCAGCTTAAAGTAGATGAGGAGCGCTTTAAAATGTATGAGCTAGAAGAGCGGGCCTTCCGTGATATGCTTATTACTGACCGAGAGTTCTGGCATTTCCGCATGTCTGAAGATGATTACGAAGTAGAATTATGGAACCCTGTTCTTACTTTCTACCACAAGTCTCCAGATGCTCGTTACATTTCTCAGTCTAACTGGGTAGGTAAATGTGATATGATGACCGTATCTGATGTTATTGATAAGTACGGTTACCTTATGACGGAAGAGGAGCTGAAAGCTCTAGAGGCTGTATACCCGGCACGTTCTGCTGGTTATGCTATTCCGGGCACACCTAACGATGGATCTTTCTACGATCCTACTAAGTCTCATAAGTGGAATACTGAAATGCCTTCTTTAGGCTATCGTCAGTTTGTAACCAACTATGAGATGAACACTAAGTATGGAGGGGACATTGTAAACTGGATTCTCGGAGAGTCGGAAGACCTCTATGAGTTTGGAGACACCTACATGCTACGAGTTACTACGGTATACTGGAAGACCCAACGTAGAGTAGGACACCTTACCAAAGTAATGGAAGACGGCACTGTTATCCAGGACATTGTTGATGATAGATACAAGGTTCTAGATAAACCTCTATATAACACAAACGTTAGTAAGAACAAGACCAAAGAGAACGTAATCTTTGGTGAGCACATTGATTGGATCTGGATTAACGAAGTATGGGGTGGAGTAAAGATTGGTCCTAATCATCCAACTTATTGGGGAATGACAAACCCAGAAGGTCTGAATCCTATCTACATTGGAGTAGATAAGAACAAACCTCATCGTTTGCGTTTCCAATTTAAAGGAGATAGCACTTTATACGGGTGTAAACTTCCTGTAGAGGGTTCTGTATTCTCTGATCGTAATACTAGATCTACTTCACTTGTAGATTTGATGAAGCCGTATCAGATTGGATACAACATTGTAAACAACCAGATTGCAGATATTCTAGTAGATGAGCTTGGTACTGTAATCATGCTTGATCAGAATGCTATTCCTCGTCACTCTTTGGGTGAGGACTGGGGTAAGAATAACCTTGCTAAAGCATATGTAGCAATGAAGAACTTCCAGATGTTACCTCTGGATACTTCTATTACCAATACAGAGAATGCTTTGAACTTCCAGCACTATCAGGTTTTGAATCTTGAGCAGACTCAACGTTTGATGTCCAGAACACAGCTGGCTAATTACTTTAAGCAGCAAGCGTTTGAATCAATTGGTATTACTGCACAAAGACTTGGGGCACCCAATGAGCAACAAACTGCTGCGGGTGTACAAGCTTCTTTGGAGAGTTCTTATGCTCAGACTGAAGTATACTTTATTCAGCACTCAGATCACCTGATGCCTCGTGTGCATCAAATGCGTACAGATCTTGCTCAGTACTATCACAGCACTACGCCTTCTGTAAGACTTCAGTACATTAGCACAGAAGCAGAAAAGGTTAACTTCCAGATTAACGGTGTAGATCTTTTGCTTAGAGACTTTAATGTATTCTGTACTACTAAGGCTAATCACAGACAAGTTCTTGAGCAACTTAAGCAGATGGCTCTTACGAACAATACAACTGGGGCAAGTATCTACGACTTAGGTAACATTGTTAAAGCAGACAACATTGCAGAGGTTACTCATATCATGAAGTCTGCTGAAGAGAAGCAAGCCGCTCAGAAACAAGCTGAGATGCAGCAACTGCAGCAAATGAAAGAGCAAGAGATTCAAGCTCGTCAGCAAGAAGCTCAAATGAAGATGCAGTTTGAAGCTGAACAAAAAGAACGCGAGCGTCAGAAAGACATTACGGTTGCTGAGATTCGTGCTGCAGGATACGGTGCAATGCAAGACATTAACCAAAATCAGGTTTCCGATTTCCAAGATTCTCTTAAGGCTATTAAAGAGTCTGAGAACTATCAACAACAGATGGGCCTTAAAAGAGAGCAGGAAAGCAATAAGAAAGAAATGAATGTTCAGAAGATTGCTTTGGAAAGAGAAAGGCTACAAACTCAAAGAGAAGTAGCTGAAAGGCAACTAGATGTTGCTAAGGAGAATAAGAACCGTTATGATGTTAAGGATAAAGGCTCCCAGAAAAAATCTGAATAAGAGATAGCTATATACTCCAAAAAACGTTTTTTATTAGGCCTTAAAAATCAAATTTTAAAGGTTTAGTAAAAAAAGAGTTTGTATATTAATAGTGTAGTAAACCAACTAAGAGATGGCAGATAAACAAACCAACGATGTTGTAGAGAATACAACGATGCAACAAGTCGATATTGATATCGACGATCTCTTTTCTGGTGCAGCAGGCGTAGATAATATAACTACTGCTT